TATTCGGAAGCTCTACTGTATTTGATAAGTTAGAAATTGTTAAATCTCCTGAATCAGATGAAACTGAGTTAACTCCATCACCTTCTCCTGATTTAGCCCAAATGAGGTTAGTAAGTACATCTTCACCTACGCAACCTATAACACCTGAGCAATCCATCCAATACACAATCAAGTAATTGTTGCTGTAATTCTCTAACTGATTCAAGTAATTTGAAACTGTTATCTGTGCGTTTGAGTAATTATCATAGCTTACTGCGAAAAGCGGTTCCGGAGTTACAAATTCTGCAACACTTGAAACCTGACGCCATCTTGTAACTAAGAAATTCTCATCACTCAAGTTTCCTTTAGCTTTCAACCAAACTGCTGTAGTATCGACATGTTGTGAAGGAAGTGTAATAATGTAATTGTTAGCTTTGACATCTGCTACACTTACATTAAAGCTTCTAAGCTCACCTTCAACTGCTACTCTTGTACAAGACTCTCCTGCTTTGAGAACAACTGGATCTTCTTCAACAAATACATCTATATCAGATGTAGTTATGTATCGGCTACTTCTAGATTGATTGAATCCTGTAGTCATTGGAAGAATGTTGTATGTTATTACTCTTTCTGCATTTGTTATATCCGTGTAAGCGTTAAGAGTTGAGAAGTTAGCTCCGTTAAATCCGAAATCTAATTCCATTGGCTCTGTTGTAGCATTTGTAAATGTAACTTCTGTACGAGCAGCAGTGTAGAAACCTAAATCGTATCCGAAAAGTGCAAATATCTTTTCTGCATTCTTTCTTTGCGATACTGTAGGCGCGTATACTTCGTTAGCTTGTAAGTCTAAGTTGATGCCTAGCATATCTGCACAAGCTGCAATGTATTTTGCAATTACTATTCCTGGATCTGAATCGCTTTCTCCGTCCCAAAGTTCGGTTAGCGTTGGTATTGCTGACATGAAGTCATTGAAAATTGACTGATAATCTCTACTAGAATATCTAACAATACCATTGTTAATTGAATTGTCTGCCATTTCCTTCCTCCTTAGATAAATTTACTTACATCATTTTGATTTATTCCAAATGAAACTGTCTGCATATAAACAGTTTTTAAAGTAATTGTCAAGTCTAATTTGTTGAGATCTTCTTCTGACCTTTCCGTATCATCAGGAGAAGTGTAACTAAGTCCTCGAGTAACCTCTGTTTCTTCAGCAATTACTGCGGGCTCCCATAACTTCAATTGCTCAATCAATTTATCTTTAATCAATGCAATTGTGTTGTCATTATTGTATGTAAACATGTATTTGCTAAGGCCTACTCCAAATGACGGATTCATGTATAGCTCAGTAGGCTCTGTTAACAATAACAATTTAACTCTGTTTGTAATAGATTTGATGTCGTTGTATAAGTTGACTTTACTTCTTGAAACATCAAACATATTAGGATATGAAAATGAAGCACATACCATTGTTTATCTCCTCCTAAATCTTAGCTCCGTTGAAATAGTTTCCTCCGGTTAGGCCTAATCCAACAAAGTCACTGCTCTTACTTTCATTTGTTGACTGTAGCATGACTACATCACCTTCGACTGGAAGATTAACTGTTAGCAAGCAAGTTACCCAAGGCAAATCTTCGTCACGAGTGTAAACACCTTTAGTAGATTGCTGCACATAAGGTCCATGTATTTGCGGAATTCTAACTTGCACCTTAAGTGTTCCGTCTCCGTCATACATATAATCTTTTGCAAATCCGTAAACAATCATCTTTTCTACCTCATTTCTAATCTCCGATAAATAGCTTCCAGGTGTTATGTGCGAATCGTTTTCTGTTAACTTCTTCTTGAGGCATTGCTTGGCCTCCTGATTCAAAACCTCGGAACCACACAACAGTTGCACTATCTAAACTACTTTTGACATCTTTTGCTTTTTTAATGCTGTTCCACGGAGCTTTATATGCACCTGACGCTTCATGAAACAGATACGATAATTGACCTTGCAGATTCTGCTTCCACGCTTTCTTATTGCCGTGAGACTTACACCACTTTTTCATATTAGTTCCTCGTCTAGACCATCTTCCCGTAGAAGATACTTTTACATCTGTCCATTGTGCCAGTCCTACACCTCCGTCACTTCCTCCGCCTTTTAGCTTATTAACTGCATCAATTCTCCAATTAGATTCTTGCCACATACTAGCCATTATAGCGCAAACAGCTACTCTACTATGTAACTTGCTATAGAGCGTTTCAAATATTGCTCGTGAAGTTCCATTAAGATGCATTGTTCCTATTGTAGTTGAAACTGTATTGCCATTTTTACCTTTGATAACTCCGCTAGCTGAATATGAAACACTGTCACCGCTTCCTCCACCGTCATCGCTATCGTCGCTGCTTGCACTAGTACCGTCACCTGGCATTGATTGATTATATGCAGGAAACGGTTCGGTAGCATAAATGTCAACCATGAATTCTGTCAATTCTGTTGCACTCCATATAGTAGGGAGTACTGTTTCGTCATCTGCTGAAGCTCTTACTTCTGCTAAAACGCTGTACATATTCGACAACATTCCTGTGTAATTTATAGCAGCTAAGGTTATTCCGGTCTCAGTTATAGAAGGTTTATAACCACCACTTCCAGAAGCGGCCGCATACGCAATATCTCTAATTGCAGCATCTTCAATTGTAGTTCCTTCGTTATACATTCCGATTGGGCTTGAAACATATTTGACAAGATCTGCTTCTCCGTCAATTGTTTCCCAATTAGGTCTGTATATTCCTGATAAAGAGCTTGAATTGTTGTAGAATTGTTTCTCTACTGCTCTGCCTGAGCTATCTCCTTTAACAACTGTGAATGAATAAGCTCTACTGTTATTACCTGCCCCTTTTGACGATATCTTTGCGTCTGCGTTTACTGATATAACAATTCCACAATTATCTGCTTGATATTTACTTGCAGTGTAATTCTTAGCCTGCTGAGTTCTGAAGAATGCTATATCACCTACCTGAGGGAGGGCTGACCCTCCTAATGCAGGACCGTCATACCAAACTCCCATTCCTTGTGTTACTCCAGATGTGCTTAATCCTGTAACACTCACCGATTCTGGAATTATTGTTCCAATTATTCCTCCAGCTTCTTTTGCAATTGCTACAACATATGCAGCTGACCAACCCGTGTTAGTATTTATTCCTGTTGAATTTTTAGTATATGTTAAAGCATTTCCTGCTTCGTGTTCTATCGCTAATGTAATAAATCTGTCTAGTGCACTTGTGTTTGAAGTTCCTTGGATTATATTTGGAGGATATATGCAACCTTGGAATGCAAATTCTCGGCTTCCATCTTTATTATAGTCGAAATTCCAAGAACCGTCAACTTTTGACATTCGAGTGTATACAAAATCTCCGTTTCCTCCTGGCTTGCAGTATGAAACATAAACATAATCTACACCTACAACTTCAACTATGCATGCAAACCCGTTGCTACTTGCATCTTCAATATTAGTAAAACACATTACTGCTCCGAGAGAAGGTGCAGCGCCTCTAGCATATTTATCTTCTCTATGTGCGAACCATGTTTTCACTGCTCCTTTAGACAAACTGCAGTCCATGTCACATATTTCGCTGAATCTTCCCCAGGCGTAGTTTCCATTAGGGTTCTTTCCGTAATTTCCGCTAGTTGCTTTTGTAAAATATTTATATGTTTTGTCAGAAGCGGTCGGCTTAGTTGAACGAGGAGGCACACTATACTTCATTTCAACTTCCATATATACACTGTCGCCTACACATCCGTAATCTTCTTCCTGATCTTCTATAGTAGTATCAGTGCTTCCTGTCTTGGGATTTTCATCAGCTTGCCCGTCTCGAGGATTGCCTGCAACTACAATACAGGTATGTTGTTGTCCTGATGTATGAACAACCATTATGTCCCCATTCATTACAGGAGTACTTTTCATCGACTTAAATACAAAATTGGAATAAAACAATTTCTGATTTCCCGATTTTAATGATTGCAAGGAACTGACAAGTGTACCTGTCCAGGCTGAAGGAACTTTTCCTGTTGCTTCGTATACGCATTCTGCAACTAATCCGGAACAGTCAACATTACATTTTGATTTAGTGTCAACTTTATGAGACCCTCCAAACGCTTTCATTGTTCGAGCTCCCATGAAGTATCCAATATTTTTATTATTACACGCTATGGTCATCAAATGAGCAAGCTTGGCTGCTAGATTAGGATTTCTGGGTCTGACAACTTTCCATGTGCCATTTCCATAATAACTATTAAATTCAGCAATCGTTCGCTTCTTTAATCTTACCTCACCTTTATAATCAGGCGTTGATTTTTGACCTTGATCTCCTAATGAAGTTGTTCCATATGAAGCGCTACTTGCGTTACCTATTGTTATGTATGTCGGATTAGCCATCTACTAATAACCTCCTACTTCTTCTTAGAATCTGTTAAAAAGTTTGTTTTATATACTCTAAACTCTTTCACTTTACTATTCCAATTTTTATAACTAGTAGAAGCGTTTCCATTCTGACCTGGGACAGAATAATAAGAATCTTCTATTGTAAATTCGGAACAGCACCAAGTGTTAACTGGTTTACCATTTCCATCTCTACACGTAAACATATGATATTTGTTGTCAGTATGTGCGTCTGACTTTGCATCAAACACTACACAAGGTATTACAGTACCATTTTCAAGTACAATGTCTATGTAAGTGCCTATTGGAACATAAGCTTTTCCAGGCTTACCAGTTACTCCTGAACCTACTGCAATTCCATATCTTCCTCCCCACATTGAGAATCCTTTTTTGTCTACAGTTCGGTCTTTATGATTTTTCATCTGTGCTTGAGGTCCTGAACTAACTGCTGTTCTATGCTCAACTGCTTTAGTTCCTTTGTAATTAGGTTCGTTTGGAACTTTAGTCACATAATAGGAACCATGATTTTTTGTATCTACCTTTTCGCTTACTGTAGTAGCATCAGAAGTGCTACTTCCACTATCTCCGCTCGTTCCATATTGTGATTTAAGCCTGTCAATGTAAGTAGAGACCCTTGCAGCATCTTCGTCTGCATTGTATCCTTTGTTTTTTAAA